AACTTTGGCGAAGGGGTTGTTGAGGCCATCCGCAAAGCCAGCGCGGTTCTGGATATTAAGGAAATCCCCTGGCGGAAGATCTTCGCGGCGCTTTATTTGTAATTAACAGGCAATAATTGACCTGAAATTTCTGGGAACCGGGAACCGGGAACTAACCATGATTAAAGCCTGGATTGTAGGAACCGAAGGAGTGATCGGCCGCCTGGACCAGATCCCAAGCAAGGTGGCCGCGGCGCTGCGCCGGGCGGTGGAGGCCGAGGCCATCAAATTGACCGCCTACGTCAAGGAGCAGAAGCTCAGCGGGCAGGCGTTGAAGACGCAAACCGGCACCCTCCAGCGCAGCATCAATTATCAACTCCAGGATGAAGGCGACCGAATCGCAGCCACGGTGGGCACCAACCTGGTCTATGCCGCCATCCACGAATATGGGGGCACCACCCGGGCCCACGTCATCGAGGCCCGCAAGGGCAAGGCCCTGGCCTTCCAGATGGGAGGCCAGGACGTGTTCTTCAAACGGGTCAACCATCCGGGCTCGCACATGCCGGAGCGCTCCTTCCTGCGCTCCTCCCTGGAGGAGAACGCCGGCAGCATCAAAGCCGCTATTGAGCAGGCCGTGGCCGAAGGAGTTAAAGCATAGTGATCAGTGATCAGTGGCCAGTAATCAGTAAAGGCAAAAACCGGAACCCGGGACTGGGGATTCTGATCACTGATCACTGATAACTGATAACTGGGAATGAAGTCATGGACCGCGAAGCCATATACAGCGCCCTTTTCGCCCTTCTCTCCACCATCCCGGGGATCGTCACCTTCAGCCGCCGGGTGCGCCACTGGACCGACGTGCCGCCGGTGGAGCAGCCGGCCCTGATCCAGGAGCAGTTTGAAGAGAGCGCCCGCTACGTAGGCCGGGCCTTTCCGGCCAAATGGACCCTGAGCCTCAACCTGGCCCTCTACGTCAACGTGGGCAACGATCAGCAGGCCGCCCCCTCACAAACCCTCAACCCCCTCCTGGACGCGGTGCTGGCCGCGCTGCTGCCGCCCCCGGGCCAGGAGGAGCAGACCTTAGGCGGCCTCGTTTCCCATTGTCGGCTCAGCGGCAAGGTGCTCATCGCCGAGGGAGGGTCCCTGGGCCCCCAGGCCGCGGCCCTGATCCCGGTGGAGATTGTTGTCAGTTAGCAGTGAGCAGTGAGCAGTAAAAGCAAAAACATCAAGACCTTACTGATTACCGATCACTGATTACTGATTACTGAAAATGGAGGCTGATATGACCGATGAACCGCAGGAAAAACCCGGTGGCGCAGGCGTCTCGCCTGCGCTTCCTGAAGCGCAGCCGGCTCCGGAGCCCGCACCTTCACCCGCGCCTGCGCCGCAGCCCCCAACCGCGCCTGCGCCTCAACCCGCGCCTGTGCCCGGATCCGCGGCCGTCTTGCTGGTGGAGCGCTGGTGGCAGGATTGGTTCCCCTCGTCCCCGGTGAGCCGGGACTCGGCTGCCTGGAACCACGCCTACCAAGCCAAGGAAGATTTGAAGAAGAGACTGGCGAAATAGCCAGTAATCAGTGATCAGTGGCCAGTGGCCAGTAAAGGCAAATTCACTGATTACTGATTACTGATCACTGATCACTGACCAAAGGAGGCCATCATGCCCAAGCAATTCTTCTTCGGGGCCGGGGCCCTTTACGGGCTGGACAATTCCACCCCGACTCCCACCCCCGTCAAATTCGGCACCTTGCAGGACGTCTCGGTGGAATTCTCCGCGGACGTCAAGGAACTTTACGGCGCCAACCAGTTTCCCGCCCATATCGGCCGGGGCAAGAACAAGATCACCTGCAAGGCCAAGCTGGGCCAGATCCAGGGCGCCATGCTGAACGTCCTCTATTTTGGGCTGCCCAAGAACACCGGCGAGCTGCTGTCGGCCCAGAAGGAGGCGGCCCAGATCCCGGCCGCTACGCCCTTCACGGTCACCGTGGCCAACGGCGCCGCCTTCGCCCAAAATCTGGGGGTGGTCTATGCCGCCACCGGCGCCCCCCTGACCCAGGTCCCCAGCGCCCCCGTGGCCGGGCAATACAGCGTGGGCGCCGGCGGGATCTACACCTTTGCCGCGGCCGACGAAGGCGCAGCCATCCTCATCGACTACCTTTACACCTCGGCCACCACCGGGGGCACCATCGCCATCAGCAACCAGCCGATGGGCCTGGCGCCCACTTTTAAGGCAGTCTTGACCGGCGTCACCGACGGCAAGACCATGACCCTGATCCTCAACCAGTGCATCAGCAGCAAGTTGACGCTGCCCACCAAGAACGAGGATCACCTGATCGTGGAATTCGACTTTTCGGCGATGGCGGACGACAACGACCAGGTCGGCACATTAACGGTGACGGAGTAGGCAAGACAGTGATCAGTAATCAGTGGCCAGTGATCAGTAAAGGCAAAAACTGATCACTGATTACTGATAACTTGGAGACCATAATGGAACCGAAACTCGACGGCGTGCCGCTGCGCCTGGGGGATAAAGATTACGTCCTGCCGCCGCTCAACCTGGCGGCCCTGGAGAAATACTGGCCGGTGATCGAGTCCTGGGGCGAGCCGCCGGCATCACTGGTGCAGCGCCTCTCCGAGGCGGCGGAGTTGCTGCACGCCGCGCTTTTGCGCAATTATCCGGAGCTCACCCTGGCCGAGGTAAAGGAGGGCCTGGACCTGGCCTCGTTTCCGGCCATCCTGCCCCAGCTCCTGGAGGTGAGCGGCCTGACTCGGCGCCCCCCGGGGGAACCGCAGGCGGGGAGCGTCCCGACTGGGGCTATCTCTATGCCCGGGTAATCAGCCTCACCGGCTGGACCTGGGAATACATCGGGCAGCAGCTGACGCTGCCCCGCCTTTACGAGATGCAGCGCTACTGGGAGCAGCATCCCCCGGTGGGCGACCTGGTGGCCGCCTACCTGGGGTACCAGGGGCCGAAAACCGAAAACCGAAAACCGAAAACCGGCCCTTATGGATCGCCCGAGGAGCTGATGGCCACCTTCAGCGCCTCCGGCGGCAAGGTGAAAGGATAGCTTTTTACAGAGACAGCAAACAGAAAACAGTAAACAGAAAATAGGCTTTCCTATGGCTGACGACTCCCAAATCGAAGTTCTCATAAGCGCCCAAGCCGACGCCTTGAAAGACGGCATGGAGCAGGCCAAGGCCGCGGTGAGCGACGCCACCGCCGAAATGAAGGCCTCCCTGGAGCAGGTATCGGCGGCGAGCGCCGCCAGCGCCTCTTCCATCATAGAGTCCATGAAGCGGGGCGGGGGGGCGGCGGCGGCAGCGGCCGGATGGAGGAATGGCGGCAGGAATTGGAGGAGATCAAGGAAGAGGGAAACCTCCTGGAGCAATCCAAGGCCCAGGAGCGCGCCTTCTGGCAGGAGAAGTTAAATCTCTGTGAGCAAGGCTCCGCGGATTACCGCCAGGTGAAGCACCGGCTCTACGAGCTGGACGTGGCCGACGCCAAACAAGCGGTGCAGCTGCAAATCGCCCAGATCAAGGAGCAGATGGCCGGCGAAAAGGAATCCTGGACCCAGCGCCTGGCCGATCAGGACCGGATCGTCGCCATCAACGCCCAGTCCTACGGCAAGGATAGCCTGAATTATCAAAACGCGGTGAACGAGAAAAAGAAGATGCAGGAGGAGGCGGACAAGGCGGACCGGGAGTTGGCCGATAAGCGCCTGGAAAATTCCCTCAAGCTGGCCCGGATGGATATTGAGGCGCAGAAGGAGAAATATAAGCAAGAAAAAGACTTGGGCTTGATCTCCGCCAGCGAGGAACTGGTCCTGGTTAAGGCCCTGAAAGAGCAGGAGATCGCCCTGGAGAAGCAAAACTTCGAGCAGCGCCAGACCATCTGGACCCAGTACCCCAAGAAGATGGCCGAGATCCTGCAAGAGGTCCAGGTCGCCGAGAAAAAGAACGCCCTGGAAATCCAGAAGATAGAGGCCCAGGCGGCCCAGGACGTGGAGAATAAGTGGAAGGCGGCCCTGGCCCCCATCGATTCGGCCATGACCACCGCCATCAACGGCATGATCCAGGGCACCCAGAACCTGCAAAGGGTGGTGGGCCATATCCTCCAGGACATCCTCGCCTCGTATATCAACCTGGCCGCCAGGAGCCTGCAGAACTGGATCGCCACCGAGGCGGCCAAGCTGCTGTCCACCCAAACCACCTCCGCCCAGGTGGTCGCCGCGGAAACCGCGGCCGCCCCTGAAGCCGACGCGGCCCAGGCCCTGGCCGACATTCAGGCGATCCAGGGCTCCGCGGCCCAGGGCGCCGCGGCCGCCTATGCGGCCATGGCCGGCATCCCGGTGGTGGGGCCGGAAATGGGGGCGGAGGCCGCGGCCCAAACCTATGCGGCCATCATGGCCTATGCGGGGATGGTCCCCGCCGCCGCGGGCGGCTGGGACGTGCCCGCCGACTCTCTGGCCTACCTCCACAAACAGGAGATGGTCCTCCCCGCCTCCCTGGCCGAGGGGGTACGGGGCCTGGTGGCCGGCGGCGGGCGGGATGCCCGCCCCACGGGCGGCGACGTTCACTTTCACGTCAGCGCCATGGATGGCAACTCCGTCAAAAGTTTCTTCAAGAACAACCGCAACCACGTGGCCGAGGCGGTCAAATCCGCCATGCGCGACGGCCGGAGATTGAAATGACCTGGCATGTAGGGTGGGCATGGGCCCACCAATTCCTTTTGCCTTTAACTTTGAACTCTGAACTTTGAACCTTGAACTGAGCCTTTTATGAGCGACGCCATCTTCCCCATGCTCCGGGGCTTCACCTATCCGGTGATCAAAAAGCCCACCTTCTCCACCATCGAGCAGGAGGCGGTGAGCGGCATTAAAAAGCACATCGCCAACTGGGTCTATCCCCGCTGGCAGATCGAGATCCCGGTGGAATTCCTGCTGGACGACGTGGCCCACGACGAGCTGAAGACCCTGGTGGGCTTCTTCCTGGCCCGCCAGGGGCGCTTCGACAGCTTTCTCTTCGACGATCCCGATGACGATTTTATTGCCGGGCAGGAGATCGGGATCGGGGACGGCGCCGCCACCGCCTGGCAACTGGTGCGGGCCTACGGCGGCTTTATCGAGCCCTGCCTGAATATCAAGAGCGCCCCGGTCCCGGTGGTCTATCTCAGCGGCGCGGCCCAGGCCCCCTCGACATACGCCATCACCTATACCAACTCGGGGCTGCTCACCTTCACCGCGGCCCCGGCCGCGGGCGCGGTGATCACCGCCGACTTCGGCTACTACTGGCGCTGCATCTTCCAGGAGGATTTAAGCGAGTTCGACAAGTTTATGAACCAGCTTTGGGAGCACAAGGGAGTCAAGATAGAGACCGTGAAGTAGGGGC